TGGCCGCGGAGGGAGCCTTGGGCGTCGGCGCAGGCCTTCCACGCGCTCGCGTCGACGGCGGCGTCGAGGTGGTCGACGCGCTGGCAGAGGACCTCGGTGCGGAACACCTCCGGCGGGTCGGTGCCGAACGCCGATCGGATCGCCTGCTCGCTGATGACGTAGCCGAGGCCAGGGTTCGCCTGCTGCCAGGCGCGCGGGTCGTCCAGCTCGCAGCCGTCGGGCGCCGACCACTCGAACAGGCCGATCGAGGGGTCGCGGCCGGACAGGGCGGCGTCGCGGAGCTGGTTGAGGACCACCGACTCGTCGTCGCCGGCGTTGGACATCGCCCAGAGCTGCGCGTTCGGCTTGGCCATCGTGGTCTTTGAGATCGCCGACCATGCCGACCAGTCGGTTTGGGTGCGTAGCTCGTCGATGGTGACTTCGTCGATCGAGTAGCCACGGCCGGCGCGGCGGTTGGCCGCCTTGATCAGGTAGCGGGCGCCGCTGCGCAGCCAGAACCGTTCGTCGCCGTTGACGTTGCGGACCCCGCCCCACTCGGCTTCGAGGTCGGGGCAGGCGTGGATGGTCTCCTGGCAGATGCTCCACTGCTCGCGGGCGAGCGCGACGTCCTGGGCGACGCCGAGCAGGGTCCGGGCGCCGTCCATGTACATCCGCCACAAGCTGACCAGGCGCTTGCTTTGGCTCTTCCCGTTCTGCCGGCCCACCAGGACCAGCACGGTGCGGAACCGATAGGTGCCGTCCGGATTCAGCTCCAGAGCATGCTTGGCCAGGAACTTCTGCCACGGGAGCAATGGCTCGCCGATCATCTCGGCGAATTCGACCATCTCGTACCCGCGGCTGGTCTTGCGGTTGAGCGGCCGCAGCGGTGGCGTAAGCAGGCGCGGGCGGACGCTACCGACGAGCCGCGCGGAGCTCCGTGAGGCGGTTCGGGCCGGCACGGTCACCCCCTCCGCCCTTCTGCCGGGCCCGCGCCGCCGGGGTGGCCTGGAGCGCCTGCAAGGCGGCCAGCAGCTTGGGCCCGAGCGTGGCCAGCGCCTGCTGCGCCTGCACCTGCGCGGCGAGCGTGGCGAGCAGGAGCTGGCCGTCCCGGTCGTCGGGGTCGAGGTCGATGGCGTCGGCCTTGGCGGCGAGCTCGGCGGCCCGGTCGAGCTGCGCGGCGTACCGCTGCGCCAGCCGCACCACCGCGGCGTCGCGGTCATCGGTGAGCTGCAGGGCGCTACAGGAGGCGGCGACGGCTGGGGCGAGGAGTTCGTCAGCGTCCCGGAGCACCCGCCCGCACCTCCACAGCGATAGACGTGGTCTATAGTAGCCGGCAGCAAAGCGAGGCCGATCGATACCGGAGGGCCGATGCGCGGGCAAGTCGGTGGCTGACCGCCGGTTGCGGCTGGCCCGCCCGGTCGCCCGACAGGGGCAGTCCTGGTACCGCATCTCGGGCAAGGCCAGCGAGGTCGCCGAGATCTACATCTACGACGAGATCTCCTGGTGGGGCATCACCGCCCAGACGTTCGTCGACGAGCTCCGCGAGATCACCGCCCCGCAGATCGACCTGCACCTCAACAGCCCGGGCGGGGACGTGTTCGACGCCCACGCGATCTACCAGGCCCTGGTCGATCACAAGGCGCAGGTGACCACGCTGATCGACGGGCTGGCGGCGTCAGCGGCGTCGGTCATCGCCATGGCCGGCGAGCGGATCGTGATGGGCCGCGCCGCCATGCTGATGATCCACGACGCCTGGGGGCTGGCGATCGGCAACGCCGCCGACATGCGGGACATGGCCGCCCGGCTCGACAAGATCTCCGACGTGATCGCCTCCGTCTACGCCGAGCGGGCCGGCGGGCCGCTGGAGTTCTGGCGGGCGGCGATGGTCGAGGAGTCCTGGTACGACGCTGACGAGGCCGTGCAGGCCGGCCTGGCCGACGAGGTAAGCAGCCGCAAGGCCGGCGACCAGGGCGGCGACGGCGACGGCGATCAGGGCGAGCGGCCGGAGGACCGCTGGGACCTGTCGGTGTTCACCTACGCCGGCCGGCGGCAGGCACCCACGCCACCCATCCCGTCGAAGCTGCGCCCGGCGGCTCACCAGCCGGCGGTGCCCGTCCCCGGTGACCCGCCCGCCCCGACCGAGGTCGAGCTCGACTTCGACCCTGGACTGCTGGGGCAGATGCGGGATGGGCTCCGTGACGCGGTGGTGCCGTTCGAGCTGGACCCGGACGTGGTGAGGACTGCCATCACCGAACGCGCCGAGAACGCTCCAGCTCCTCCCGCCGTCCAGCCACGCATCGCTGCAGCCGCGCCCGATCACGTCGATCTCGACACCTTCGGCAAAGTCCTATGGGAGGTTCTCCAGTGACCGCATCTGCCACCGAGCCCGACCGGATCACGATCCCCGACTCCCCGGCCGCGCTGGAGGAGATGCTGCTCGACAAGGACAAGATGAAGGCGGTGTTCGCCCAGAAGGGCGGCTTCGCCGACTTCGTGCGGGCCTACGCGAAGACCGTGCTCGACAAGGACCAGGAGATCGCCACCCAGGTCCGCGAGGAGACCCAGCGGGTGCTGGCCGACTGGCTGAAGGAGCAGCGCGACGGCGAAGGCGTCGTCCCGGTCAACCTCAACGTCAACCCCACCGACGTGGTCGCCCGCGCGGACCGGCGTGGCGGGCTGTACAACCCCCGCGCGATGGGCGCCGCGATCGACAAGGAGTTCGGCAACAGCTCGGACTTCTTCTCGCTGATCTGGCACAACCGGCAGCGGGACGCCAGCGCGCAGGCCAAGCTCGGCCGGGTCCGCAACGCGTTCTCCTCGACCGTGCCGAGCGAGGGTGGGTTCCTGATCCCCGAGCAGCTCCGCTCGGAGCTGCTGCGGGTCTCGCTGGAGACCTCGATCGTGCGGCCACGCGCGCGGGTCATCCCGATGGAGACGCTGCGGGTGCCGTTCCCCGCGATCGACGCCACCTCCAACGTGTCCAGCGTGTTCGGCGGGATCGTCGGCTACTGGACCGAGGAAGGCGCGGCGCTCAACGCCAGCCAGGCCTCCTTCGGCCGGGTCGTGCTGGACGCCAAGAAGCTGACCGCCTACACCGAGGTCCCAAACGAGCTGATCGCCGACTCGATCACCTCGTTCCAGGCGTTCATCGACGAGATCTTCCCCGAGGCGCTCGGCTTCTACGAGGACGACGCCTTCATCAACGGCTCCGGCGTCGGGATGCCGCTCGGCTTCCTCAACGGCTCCGCGCTGGTGACGTTCGACCGTGCGGCCGGCAGCGCGATCGCCTGGGCCGACGTCGTCGGGATGTACGCCCGGATGCTCCCCAGCTCGCTCAATCGCGCGGTGTGGATCGCCTCCATCGACACCTTCCCCGCGCTGGCGCAGATGACGATCTCCGGCGCGACCATCCCGCTGTGGCTGACCGGGATGCAGGGCATCCAGGCCCCGACGCTGTCGCTGCTCGGCCGTCCGGTGATCTTCACCGAGAAGGTCCCCGGCATCGCCGCCGCCAAGTGCCTCAACTTCGTCGACCTGGGTTTCTACCTGGTCGGCGACCGGCAGGTCATGAGCGCCATGTCCTCGCCGCACTTCAAGTTCCAGAACGACCAGACCGCCTACCGCATCATCGAGCGGGTCGACGGGCGGCCGTGGCTCAACAGCGCGATCACCCCGAAGAACGGCACCGTGACCCTGTCCCCGTTCGTCACCGTCAGCCTGAACTGAAGCAACCATCCTGCCCAGGGTGGCTTAATGGCCGGCAGTCACGCCCCGGCCGGGAAGGACCACATGGAAGCTCTCGGCAGGCTCTTCAACGTCGTTCCCATCGCTGCGGGAGTGGCGCTCAACCTGAAGGAGTACGGCGCCGTCACCTACGTCTGCACCGGCGCCGACACCTTCACCCTGACCAGCTCGGACGCGTTCGGCGGGACCTACGCCACGCCCGGCAACATCATCACCCGCAAGTACACCTGCTCGGCCACCAACGGCACCGCCGCGTGGGTGGAGGCGACCCAGGCCGCATCCAACGCCGTCACCATTGCCTCCGGGACGGTCCTCATCCACGTCAACGCCGACTCGCTGCCGGACGGGCATGCCTTCCTGAAGTGCTCGGCGGCGGCGGCCGGTCTGGTCAAGGCGATCCTGCACGACCTGGACAGGCAGCGCAGGCCCAGCAACTTGGCCGCCGTGAGCGCATAGGGGAGGTGGCGGAACCATGGGAATCCGAGGACTCGGACGGGCGTTCGACATCGGGTCGGTGATCGTCCCGGTCGCCGACCTCGCCGCCGGCGCCAACACCGGCCACCGCATCCACCTGAAGAACTACGACGGCGTCGCGTTCGTGGTCTACATGGCCGCGGCCTCCGCCGGCACCGACACCTTCGTCCCGGACGTGCAGCAGGCCAACGCCGCCACCGGCGGCACCATCCAGGACCTGGACGTCGTGACGACCCGGTACGAGAAGACCGAGGCCACCCTCGACGGCGACGAGACCTGGACCAAGGTCACCCAGGCCGCCGCCAGCGAGGTCTCGCTGACCGGCGCCACCTACGCCGCCCTGCAGGTGCTGATCGTGGTCGAGGTCCTGGCTGCGCAGCTCGCGGACGGCTTCGAGTGGGTGTCGCTGGACATCCCCGACCCGGGCGTGGGCGGCACCCGGCCGGGTTGCGTGCTGGCGGTCCTGTTCAACCTCAACGTGCAGCGGGCGCCGGAGAACCTGGCCCAGCTCAACGCCTGACCCGCGGGTCGCCCTGGGTCGAGGAGTCGTCATGCTCTGGACGTGCAGGCGGTGCACCACCCGGTTCGCGGTGGGACTGCCGTACTGCCCGCAGTGCACCTCCACCGACATCGAGAAGGAGGACGGCGTGCCGAAAACCACCGTGCATGGCGGCCCGAGCAACGCCGCCGAGGCGGGCGAATCCCCCGCGCCCACCCCGGCGGCCACCCAGGCCCAGGCCGCACCGGAGCCCGCGGCCGGGTCCCAGCCGGCCGGCAGCCTCGATGAGCTGACCGTCGCCGAGCTGCGGGAGCGGCTCCGCGCGCTCGACCTGCCGACCTCGGGCACCAAGGATGAGCTGCGCGACCGGCTGGCCCGGGCCGAGCTGGAG